TTCAGGAAGATTTTAAAAATTTAAATATTATATAATATGCTCGAAACATACAACAAGTTACCAGACACATATAAGCACATACTAGATAAACTAGCAGAAACAATGCTCAAACAATCTGAAAAAGGCAAAGAAACAAAAATATGGGAAGTTTTAATAATGTATAAATAATATATGTCTAATATTTATTCTCGTTATTTAATGATGTTTTTTTATACTTATATTTTTACAGTGATTTTTTATCATATAAAGTCTGCTTTTAGTATTGATTTTGATGACGGTAATAAAATAGAAAATTTTTTACTTTTTATAGATAACGCAATTTCTATGCTTAAAACTCAAACAATTATGTTTATATTTCATATTTTTTTTTATTACGCTTTATTTATTAAATAATTATGTCAAAAACTATACAAAACAAAGTAACTAACTGCGAAACTATAAGCTGGCGAGAGCTTAAAACTTATGAGTTTAACACTCTCAAAGATCAAAGTTCAAGAGACGTAACCAAACTTAAAAATAGTATTGTAAACAGTGGTTTTAACAGTCCTTTTTATCTTTGGGATAATCACAACTATGTTATTGATGGTACAGGTAGACAATTAGCACTTTTAGAGTTGGAAAAAGAGGGCTTAGAAATTCCAAATTTACCAGTGGTAAAAATTCAAGCTGAAAGTAAAAAAGAGGCTTTAAAATTGGTAATGCAAGTGTCCAGTCAACACGGTCAAATTAGTCAAACAAGCTTAGCTGATTTTACAAGTGCTGATTTTGAAATTGAGGAATTAAAGGAGTTACAACTGGAGGAGTTGAATTTAGGTGAGTTGGAATTGATGTTAGGTAATTTGGAAACTGAAGAGCTAGAAGCTCAAGAAGACGACTTTGAAGTGCCAGACCATATCAAAACTGATATTGTAAAAGGGGATATTTTTGAGTTTAGAAAAGGTGGTAAGACTTTGCATAGGTTGATGTGTGGGGATAGTACAAGTGTTGATGAAGTAGAGAAGCTTATGAATGGGGAGAAGTCTGATATGGTGTTTACTGATCCTCCTTATGGGATAGCAATTGTTGGTGGTAATGGCAAAGTTGGTGGAGACAATAAAGCTAAAAATGGTGTATATTCAGAAGTTATTGGAGACGATACAACAGACACGGCGAAAGAATTTTATAATACTTGTGTTTCTCTAGGTATGGAAAACTTTATAATTTGGGGTGGGAATTATTTTACAGATTTCTTACCATTTTCTAACTCTTGGATTGTTTGGGACAAGCGTGGTGATATGAATAGCAATAATTTTGCTGATGGCGAAATGGCATTGTGTAGTTTTAACACAAGGGTTAGAATATATACTCAACTTTGGAATGGTATGATTAGAGAAGGTGAAAAAGACAAAAGAATACATCCAACACAAAAACCAATCAGAACTTTGAGTGAAATTATAAATGACCATGTTAAAGGTGATTTAATATTTGACGGTTTCCTTGGCTCAGGTTCAACAATGGTAGCAAGCCACCAACTCAAAAGAAAATGCTATGGCATGGAATTAGACGAAAGATATTGCCAAGTCATTTGCGATAGAATGAAAAAGCTAGATCCTGATTTAGAAATTATTAAAATATAATATGGCTACAGCAAAATATAACTGGCAAGAAATCAAACAAAAGTACCTAGCAAGCGATATTTTAGAGGTAAAGCAATTTCTTGGCAATTTCTTAGCAATTAGCCTAAAACAGGCTCAAAGTGGCGTATTTACAAAGAATACTACAGGCTGGAGAGATGAAAAAGAGCAGATTAAGAAAGAACAGACTGAAAAAGCTAAAAAGGATTTAGAGAATGATCCAAATGTAAAAATAGCAAATAATAATATTTTAAAAGCTATAAACAATATTGAAACTAAAGTTGCTTTACTTCTCGGAAGTGGTGAAAAGTTTAGTAAAGAGGATTTACCTAAAATAAAGGTAGGTTGGGAAATGTTAAGAGTTAGTCAAAACCTGCCTACAACTTATGCAAAGAATGAGAATGACAATAAGAACCTTGAAGTTCAAATTTTAAAAACTATAACACAAAATGCCAAATCTGATCAATCTTAACTGGGAATGGCAAGCTATGCACGAGGCTTTTTTTGACTCTAAACCGTTTGGCACTATTAGGTCATGTAGACGGTCGTTTAAGACAATGGGTGCAACAAGATATATAATCGAAAAGCTACTTGATACACCCAGCTCGACTGGAATATGGGTTGATACAATCAATAAGAATGTAGACAGATATTACGAAAGATATTTTAAACCTTTGGTTGGTGAAATTACAAATTGGAATTACCAAAAAAAGACTTTGCAGTTTGTAAATGGTTCATATTTAGATTTTGGCTCTGCTGAAAGTCCTGAAAATATGGAGGGGTTTGAATATGATTATTATATTTTAAATGAGGCTGGAATTATATTGAAAAAAGATAGTCTATGGGATAATACCCTTAGACCTATGTTTAAAAATGCAAAGGGTGGACGTATTCTAGGTACGCCAAAGGGTAAAAACAAATTCCATAAACTTTGTAATCTTGAAGCGGATAATTGGAGTCATCACCATTTTAATATTTTTGATTGCCCTTTTTATTCAAAATATGAAATTGAAAAACTTAAAAAAGAAACGCCACAAGAAGTATGGAGTCAAGAATATCTAGCAGAGTTTATAGACGGGGCTGGCTCTGTTTTTAGAAATATTTCAAACTGTATCATAACAGACCTACATGAAGAGCCACAAGCAGGGTGTGATTATATCATGAGTGTTGACCTTGCAAAGCACCAAGATTTTACTGTTTGCTACATTGCAGATAGGAACACAAACAAAGTAGTATTTCAAGACCGTTTTAATCAGATTGACTGGGGATTTCAAAAGACACGAATTATAAACTTGTACAATCGTTATAATTGCAGTGAGGCTATAATTGATTCAACAGGCGTAGGTGATGCAATTTACGATGATCTAGCTAGGTCGGGAATGAAAGTAAGAAGTTTTAAATTTACAGGTACTACCAAAAACCCACTAATTCAGAATTTATCAGTAGCTATTGATAACCGTTCAATAACTTTTCACCCTTTCCCAGAACTTATATCAGAACTTGAAATATTTGGCTATGAAGTATCACCAATGGGTGCAATCAGATACAATGCACCAGATGGATATCACGACGACTGCGTGATCAGTTTAGCTTTAATAAATGAATTGTTTAATTCTAAAGACTACAGTTGGCTGTACGACAATTTAACTTCATAACTTTTTATAACTTTTTTATGTTTAACAAACAATCTATTGCCGATTTTATCGCACAAAAGCCAAAAACGCAGGTGTACATCTCAGGAGGACAGCTTAAGACATATACCAGGAACAAAGAAGGAAACGCAGTTTGGACGGAGCAGGAGGAAGAGATTTTAGTCAAAAAATATCAAGAAACTGTGCAAGGTGAGGCAGGTCGATTGATGAAACTTTGTGCAGTGCTTAAAAACAAAACCTATATGGAGATTAAAGACAAAATAACATATTTTAAGAAGTTAAAAAAAATATAAAGACTCTTCAGATTTATAGTGTAGCTTTGCTATAAGATGTCAATTTTATTTTTAAATAAAGCGAAAAAAAATAAAATTATATTTAGTTATGAAGCCAATCTAACTGGGCTGACGGTTCGTTTTAGGATTAAGTCTCAGGTAGAAGATATGAGCACACCTATCTTTGAGACAACTGGGACTGTAACTACATACGGGGCTACCAGCTCAGGATATATCAATGTTGACCTTACTGGAGCAAAATCTAGCTTAAGCGGGGTGTATGTATATGAAATACAGATTGATAACAATACTGGTACAGACATTCCAGTTTTTTCAGTAATAGGCACTTTACAGATACAAACAAGACTAGCTCTCAATGCCTAATTTAACAATTTCAACTATCCAGCCTAAGTTCACACTTACAGTGGACGAGACGACTGTTGTGTTGAATCAGTCACAAGTGCCTATTACTTTGGCTACTAGTGGAGTAACTAATGCAATTTGGGGGACAATCGCAGGCACATTATCTAATCAAACAGATTTACAGACTGCTTTAAATTCGAAGCAAGACACTCTAGTATCTGGCACAAATATAAAAACAATCAACTCAACATCACTACTTGGTAGTGGTAATATCAGTTTGTCTGCCAATCCATCTGGTTCCACAGGTCAAATTCAGTTCAACAATAGCGGTAGTTTTGGGGCAGATAGTGGGCTGGTTTGGGATAATACGGCAAAGTCTTTGAGTGTAAGTCGTGCAAGTGGAACTGGAGTGTACAATGCTCTTAATTTCACTGGTGCTTCGACTGGCAATCAAGCTGTCACGTTGAACATGACCAACACTAACGCTAACGGTAGAACGGCTATTATCGCATATAATGATGTCAACCATGCTGCAGGTTACGAAGTCACAGGGACTAATGTAGCAGGGCTTAATCTTGATGACTCGGTTGTCCTTTTTGGAGCTAATACAAGGCGTTTTGTTTTCATGCCTGACGGTTCTGTATCAAGCACTGGGGTATCTCCAGTTATCTTTAGGATGGGTGGGTACGATATTGGACAGGATAAGATTATTTTTACCTCATCTGGGTTGGCTGGATTTGGGCAATTAACACCTACCTCACAGCTACATGTTCAGTCACAATTGGCTTCCAGAGTTGCATTAATCACACAAGGGATAGCGAGTCAGACTGCAAACCTATCAGAATGGCAAAACAATAGCGGTACAATACTTAACAGAGTGCTTGCAGACGGTACTTTCGGTAACGGTTATGGCTCGGCAGGGATTAAACCTATACTAATTCCTAGTGGGGGAAATACAGGGCAAGGGGGGCATGCTTTTGTTAATTATTTTGGAGCAACTACTGGTTATATTGTCCCTGATAACGCTGGAAACATGGTTTTTGCAAATGCGTTGGGGAACACAGTTTTTACAATAATATCAGCCTCAACCAAAATTGACTTTCAGGCTATATCGATTGGAACAGCTGGTTATCCTTATTCTCCATCTGTAGCTTTAGACACCACGAATGGGTCGGAAGTAGGATTTTATCTACCTAGTGGGTATGGGAGCAATACATTATCAATAGTTACCGCAAGGACACCTAGAATGACCTTTGGAGCAACTGGGAATGTTTTAGTTAGTGGTTTCACCGCTTCTACTGTTGGATTGACTATAAAAGCAGCCGCTTCTCAAACTGCTAATATCCAAGAGTGGCAGAATAGTAGTAGTACAGTTTTATCAGCTGTTAAAGCAGACGGTAGTTACCAGCCAGCTAGTTTAGCAGACGCTTCAGCTACTAATAATAGTGTGTATTACAGTACTACACTGTCTAAGCTAGTGTATAAGGATACGGCAGGAACTGTAAACGCTTTATACTAATTTTTTTTAACCAATTTATATATTTTTATATGTCACAAAACAATCTCACACCACAGCAAGCATTGAATATCACAACATTTACTTCAGAACAACTGAAAGCTCTTGCCTATGACGTAATTGTAGAAATGGAAAGAGTACAAAACAATCTTAGACTAATTAATCAAGAATTAGCTAAAAGGCAGGAGGCTCAATCTGCTGAAATTCAACCTGAAACTAAAAATACCAAAGAATAATAATATGGCTCTAATATCTACCCAACCAATCGCAGACCAATTCGGCAATATATACGAAAACGCTTACGGTGTAATCGACCAGTGTAACGGGAATAAAAAAGAAACAACACAACATTTTGTGTTTGAAGTTTATCGCTCTCAAGCAGACAGAAACAACTGTGTACAGCCTTTTATGCAAGATACAATAATTGTATCAGGCGATGACTTTGACACTTGGTTTTCAGCCTCTGCAATCACCGCAGATAGCAATCAATATGCTCAAGCTTATGCATATCTAGCACAGATGACAGTCACAACTATAGACGCCGAAAATAATCCAACTACAACGCTAAAATACCCTAACTGGCAAGGAGACTAACTATGACCTACCAAGAGTTTAAAAACAAGTATATTGATAAAGCCGTGAATGTAGACGGTGCTTATGGAGCTCAGTGCTATGACCTTGTAATGGCGTACATGAAGGAAGCGTGGGGAATCGACCACAATTTAATTTGCAGGTGGAGCGGTGGAGTACGTGATTTTGCAGAGCATTTTTCAGAAATGTTTGATACCAGTAAGTTTCAGTACGAGGCAAACGGAGCAACCAACTTACCACCTCAGGGTGCAGTCTTTGTATTTGCCAACAATCAGTGGGGTCATACTGGAATAGTAGAATCAGCAAACCAAGATACCTTTGTATCCCTAGACCAAAACTGGGGTAATGGCTTAGACGGATCAGGGCAAGGTGATAAGAGGGTACGCCTCGTTACTCACAATTACCAAACCATGCTTGGCTGGATAACTCCAAAGCAAAATCAAAATAATAATAATAATAATCAAAACAACAACAATCAATCAGATATGGCTTTACAACAAGACCTAAACGCAAAAAATCAAATTATAGACAAGGTAAAAACTGGAGGCTGGACTTTAGCTAAGGAGATACAAGATCATTACCCTAACTATTATGATAACTGGGGACGTGCTATGGGTAACATCGGTAACCTTGAAACTGAAAACCCTTATACATGGGTGCGTGAAATGGCTGATCAGATTAGCTGGAATTATGTGAACAGAAAAGAACTAGCAGAGTGTCAAATTAAGCTTGCAAATAGCGAAGCCGACCTTGGACAGGCTACCAAAGACTTGCAAGATACTAAGGATCACAATGAAGTACTTGCTAAACATAACACTGAATATTTAGCAAAGATTGACAGTTTAAACGCTCAAATAACTGATTTAACAACTCAAATTACAGAGTTAAAAAACAACACAGCAAGCCTGCAGACAGAGAATGACAATCTAAAAGTAAAACCACCTATTAACTCAGCAAACAAGGCATTTTGGCAGAGTAAAAAGTTTTTGTATGGTAAATTTTCTGAAATATCATCAGTAGCAGTAGCAGTTTATACTGCCTCTGGAATAACTTCAAATGATACTTATCAAGTAATGGCTCTTAAGCTAGGTGTGGCAATCGCTGGCGTGTTTGGCATATCTCTTGTGGCAAGCAACTATATCACCACTCAGGGAAATATAGATACGAAAGCTCTTGAAAAGGATGTTTTAATTGAAGGTGAAAAGAAACTGATAAAATAATATGAAAAATATAAACGCTAAAATAATTGAGTTGCGTGCTAAATATCCACTTTTAAACCAAATATTAAATGGTTTAGAAATTTTTGGTAGATCTGTCCATAAAAACTGGGGAAATATTGCTTATTGGTTGTTTATGTATTGGTTTGCGGAAATGGTCGAAAAAATGGCTACAGATTATCAAAACAAAGTTGTTACATTAGTTGCTGAGTTAGCTGTTGGTATTGATTCAAAAATTTTAGATATAATAATTAAATTATGTATTCTAATTTTAGAATTTATCAAAAAAATTGCTCAATCATACTTGCTTAGCATGCAGTTATTCTTACCTGCCATGATAGTATTTTTTATCTTCCGTATTTGGCTAGAGGATTTTAAACTAAAAAGAAAATTAAAAATATAATACAATGCTTGCTACTGATTGGATCATAGAAATAAATAAAAACACCATTCAAGATATGGGGTTTACTTTGTTTTTTACGATTATATATTTGTATTCAGCTTATGCTGGAACATTTAAAGACCCAACTCAGGAGCTATTACTTGCCACTTATTTAAAAGCTGATAGGATAGATCTAAAAGCTGATGAAATCCTAAAAAATGAAAATAAAATTATCAAAAATAACCAAGAAATTTTAAACATTTTAAAAAATAATGTCTGATCAAACCGTTTCTATTATCAATAATATTATCAATGGTATACCTGCAATTATAGGTGCTTTTTTT